GCTCGGAAGCGTGTAGTAGGTTGATGGTATCGGAACGACCGGCAGCTTTGTTTCCTGCGGTTGCAGTCTTAATGCTACTACCTAGACCGACTTGTTTACCTGTATCGTCGAAACGTTCAAAGGAAAGGTCAGTACGGGTATTGTAGCGAATGCTAGGTTTAAATAGAGGGTTAGTGTTGTCATAGTACCTGCGGAACATTGTGTACAGGTTCTTGGAAGAGCTCTCTTCGTGTCCAATAATCACTGAGTTTATGTTCTTATTCGTACTAGTCCACCAGTAAATAATAGCCTCTACAGCGGTACTCAGGCCCATTTGACGGGCTTTGAGGATAATCGCCTTGACTGGCCTTTGTTCTTTAATACATAGTAAAACGTAATCGATTAGCACCCTCTGTGGCGCATTTGGCACAAAGGGTACTATGTTTGCATCTTTATCTTTGATTCTAAGGTTATTTTTACAATAACGATAGAAGTCTTTACGGATTTCAAGAATTTTGGCCAGCTGTTCTGTTGTCAGCTGCTCTTGTTCCATATATTACCTTTGACCGAGTGGGTCCTTACCTTCTTCATAGGCTAGTGCTACGCCTAGGCGCATACGAGCATCTTCTAAATGGCGTTGTGCCAACACCAGTTCCTGTACTACAGGTGGTTTAGCCTCAAGTATGAGGTCTTGCACAGTGGTAATTGTTGTTACCAGGTTTGTCCGGATATTTGCTACTTTACTCATCTTCGTTTTCCTGTCGATATTTCTTGATTAACATGTTAATTAGTCGAGATTTATTTTTCAGGCCATCGTAGAATTCTTTATTTTCCGGCCAGAGGTAAATCTGTCGCTTGTTCGCTTTATTTTCCATCGTTTTCTTTCTTAACTACTGGGCGAGACGGCTCGGCAAACTTAGTAGTTACCATAGTATCGTAATCGCTCCATGCTTCTGTCTTATACTTTCTAATAGCGTAATTCCTTTGGCCTTTTGTCAGTCCTGGGAACTCATCGCTTAAATACTTCTTGAATTTCTTAATGCTAAGGTCAACCGGCATACCAAATCTCTTGGCTGCTTTCATGATTTCCTCTTCATTAAGCTGATTTGTAGAGGTTCCGTCGTTACTCATTTACTTATTTACTCGCTTTTTCTTCGGCTTTTCGGTTCTTCTCGAACTCAGCTTTACCAGCGTTCTGGTCAGCTTCTACGTCTTCGCTATTGACTGTTACGCCATTAGCTACTGCTTCACGTTCTTCTTCAGTTGTAGGGCGTTCACCCTCTAGCACTGGGCTAGGTGTTTCACTGTCAAGAACTTCTTCGCTACGAATTTTCGCAGCTTGTGGTACTGACGCACCTTCGCTTACTACGTTATCTTTTGCAAGTTCACGAGCTCGGTCTAGTTCGTCTTGGTCCCAATTTCGGGTGTCATTGTATGTTGCCATAAAAATGTTCCTCTTTCTTATTTATTTGCTTTTAGGTACTTATGTAATCTAAATGCCAGCTTAACGGCTAGTATTTTGTCCTGAAACCAGTTATTATCACCTTTACGGTGAATACTAACGTTTACGATTCCAGCCTGCATATTTGCCGTATTCCCTACCTTAACTAGTACCCCGTCTCTGGTAAGGACCGTCTGATAGATATAGTTGCTTGTGAGCCCCATAATCTTGCAAACGTCGTTGGCTACGTCTACTGCGTGTCGCATTATCCAATCACCGTGTATTCGTGCTTATCAACAGCTGCGATTAGTCGGTCAATCTCTGACTCAATATCTTCACCTGTTGTAATATTAACACTAGCTTCTTCCTGTCCATCTGTGACTGTGAGTTTAACTCCGTCTTCGATTTCTTCTGTACGCCAGTCGTATTTACGAATCAGCGGTGTCGCAATCCGGTTAACTTCTTCTAATGAAATACTCATTGTTTCTCCTTATTCTAGGTCCCTTAGGGCTTCTTCTAAGCCTATGTGGGCCGTTATTTGCTTCTGTACGAACATTCCTTGGTCTGTACCCAGTAACTTGATTGCAGCAATCTTATCGCTGTCCTTGGCCATTTTATCTGTGATAATCTGTGCCAGTGCAAATTTCAAGTGCTCAGGGTTGAGCCTCATAATATTCTTTGCTTGTTGTACCCATTGCAACGCAAGGGATGGTGACATAATGTTTTTTGCATAGCTTTCGCTATAACCTGCTTTTAGGGCAGACTGATATGAGTTACCGAATGTCTCCTTCTCTTTCGGGTCCATGTAATAACGTAGCCAGTCCTCCTGCTTCTTGGTAGATTGCCACTGATTGGCTTGTGCTACCTCACCAGGGGTCTCAGGAGCGACCTCACGGGTATTAAATGTCTTGCCTTTTTTCTTACTCATACTCTAACTATAGCATGTATGGATGTTTTTGTCAAGGGGTTTGTAGCATTTTGTACAACAAAGTTACATGAAGGGGGTCGTATCCATACATTTCATGTGTGTAGGTAGTGTATATTTGGGTCCATTCTTTTCCCCAACCTGTAGTAAAATCCACAACTTTAGGTGTAGCCCCCCTACCCCCACGTTGCCCTATATACAACATTGTAAAAAACACCACACAAAAATAATTATTGTAAACATTACAACATATATAGTACCATGTGCCCCTATATGGTTATTGTACTATATACAACAGGCCCCACTGTTGCACTGTATACAACGTTGTATATTCTACACTATGCAATGCGGTCCGGCTATGCTATTATAGGGATATAAACAAAAACAAGGACACAAAAACACTATGAATATCTACCACAAAATAGCAAGAATATACAATCCTAGCCACGTTAGAATCAAGTACTATAATAAGCGTACACGCCTCTATTGTACCCTAAAATATAACGTACTACCCTATATAGTTATTATAGCATTCTGTTTACTATCCTCTATAGGTTCTACTATATAATAAGCTATAGCCAAAATAGACAGTCACGGCAATTTATACCACCGTTACAAGTGGTATTTTTGCTATAATATGCTTATTGTTTATATTACAACAAAAAACTATTGCATTATTGCCTAGCGTCCTATATAATAGTATTCAGTATCAAGGACAGATACAAGCAACTATACAATTTATAACTAGATACAACCGCCTATATATAATAAGCATTATGACTTAATAGCAACCGTATAAGAATTATAAAAAACAGTTGACAGTACACCGCAATTTTTACAAGTCATAACCGCCCACATAAAATAGTTATTGTAACTAGTGGCAAAAATGAATGAATAAAAATAGAGGTTGACAAAAAAACTTCAGTACGATACAATAGAGACAGTACAGAACAGGCAAGCAAGCGAGATACTTGCAAGAACAAAACTACAATACCTATTCTATACTACAATTTAATCCAGACACTAACGCCAGTCAATACCGAGACAGGACTCATTGAGAGTAGCCTAGGGACTTGATGGATGCAAGGTTAGGTGTGCACTTTAACAATTCAAAAGTTCCTATTCACTGACAAGCTCTGAAACTGAGCGAGGGATGGGACAAAATGAGTATAGTTAGGGTGGTTGACACGTTCGACCATCTTATGCTATACTGAGACAGATAGCAAATGAATTAAAATGAAATGAGGTATATTATGAAACTATTCACAATAACGGCAACACCTGTGCAGAATTTGCAACAGATGATAGATGCAGGATATGACTTGACAGGCGATAATAGCGTTGGGCATATCAATAAATTGCATCTGGAAGAGTACCCTGATGAGGTAGCCAAGATTCTGGGACGTGAGGGATTCGATGGATTCACAATGTACCAAGTCAATGGATATTGGAAGGGTGTACCAGAGGTATCATTCAAGATTGAAATTGCAGTTGACAGTAACCCTGAGAGGGTGTATACTGTAAGTGAGGCATTGCGAGACTTGTACAATCAAGATGCAGTGATGCTTACACTACCAAATAATACAGTAAAATTTATATAATAAAATAGGAAGGATTCAATATGGACAATGTTAGTCAGAGGTGGTACTATGAGGTACACGATTATTGCAAGGGGCTGAGTGAACAGTACAACGTGCCTCTTATCAAGGTGGCAGCTATGATGTCTGTATTGAGTCCAAACGTATCATTTGTGCAGAATGTCAAGAGTCTTGAGGCATTCCTTGAGACAGAGGGCGATTGTACAGTGAGCACATATTCTAAGCAGAAAATCAAGGCGGATGTTATATATGCACTTGACAATCCTACAGAGGATGATGTAAAACAAGTTATTGGGAAGGGGTTAAAAACACTAGCATTCTTTGAGAATATTTATCGACCTCAGTCAAGTCTAGCGGTGACGGTTGACTTATGGCAAGTTCGATGGGCCAAGAGTGAGCGTATTATCCCTAAGAGTGCAGGGGTACAACCTACAATTAAACAGTACCG